TGGAAAAGTTGCTGGTGATACAGTTCATACAGAAACAATAACAAAAATTTCCGAGGCATACAAAAAATTAAAAGAAGTATTGCCAAAGGATAACCAAACGCCTAATAACTAGGCACTAAATAAGGAGAAACAAAAATGAGTACAACTCAACTAAAGGCACTGCTTGCATCATATTTGCGTAGCATCCTATCCGCTGTAGCCGCACTATACTTGGCTGGCGTTACAGACCCAAAGACCCTTGCTTGGTCGTTGGTTGCTGCATTGCTACCAGTTGCAACTAGAGCAGTAAATCCAAAGGACAAGGCATTCGGCATTGTTCCATCTGCTGAAGTTGTTGCAGAGGCTCTAAAGGATGTCAAGGTTACTAAGGTACCTGCAAAGAAGACTGTTGTAAAGACAGTTACAAAAACAACACCAGTTAAGAAGACCACCACAAAGAAGTAATCTTAACAAGCATTAAGGGATAGGTTGCAAAGCCTATCCTTTTTTGCTATAATAAATATGTACCTGCCAATTGGGGGTACAAAAATAACTCGCTTAAAAGGAGATGATACAAATGGTAATCTATACAGACCCATTCGCAGCACTTAGTCAGGAATTTGATAAGATGCTTGCAACACCAGGAATCAACAGAGTTGGCTCCACATACCCACCATATAACGTAATTCACTCAAAGGAAAAGAACGAATGGTATCTTGAATTCGCTCTTGCAGGATTTGAGAAGGATGACGTTACAATCACAACAGACAAGAACATTCTAACTGTTGCTGGTGAAACTAAAGAAGACAAAGAACTACCAGAGGATATCCGTTATGTTTACAAGGGTATTGCTGGTCGCAAGTTCACTCGTTCTTTCACTCTACCAGAGTACGCTGAAGTCGCTAAGGCTGAACTGAAGCATGGTATTCTGACTATTGATTTAGTTATCAATGTTCCAGAGGAAAAGAAACCTAAGACTATTACTATTAAGTAAGTCGGAAGTCCTGGGTATGACAGTAAACTGCCCACCTAATAGATATGGTATAATAAGACAATGGATAACTTACTAGCACAACTAAGAACGCTACTGGCAGATAACGTTGCCCTTAAATTTAAAGCACATGGATATCATTGGAATGTAGAGGGAGATGACTTCCAGCAGTTTCACGAATTCTTTGGAGATATTTATTTAAACTATGATGAGGCAACAGACACTTATGCAGAATGGCTTCGTGCATTAAGACAGTATGCACCATATAGACTAACAGACTTCTTTGACATGTCAACAGTTCCAGAGCCAGTCATTGTTGGTGACCCACAGCCTATGTTGAATGACCTTTATCTTTCTATTGAGGCACATATTAATGCATTAGTTGTAGCAAGTGACCTTGCCAACGAAGCCAAGCAGTATGGTCTAGCAAACTTCTTTGCTGACCGTCAAACTGCATCACAAAAGTTTTGCTGGCAGATTCGTGCAAGTATGGAAAATGAAATGGGGATGGAAGACTAATGCCTTATTCAGTAGGAGCACAAGGTTCAAATGGATGCTCAGGGTATCCAGTAGTAAAAGAAGGTGGTGAAGTAATGGGATGCCACAAGACAGAAGCAGATGCAACAGCACAGGTTCGTGCTTTGTATGCTGCAGAAGCAGATAAGGCTGATGGTGCTAACAGTGTTAATCCATCGTCTACTGCAAATCCAACATACCCAAACGTTGGAGTGAAGACACCAACATCTATGCGTGGTGGAAAGAAAGTTAAGATTCGTAAACCAAAGAATCAACCAGGATATGGTTCAGATGCATCTGGTGCGTTCTCTAGTGGTGGAACATCTATTAGTGCCATGTACAAAGCAGAAAGAATTGTTGAAGGAGATTATGTAATGGGACTAACAACAGAAGGTGCAGTTGTTGGTCTTGTTGAACATGTTATGACTGAGGGTGGAGTCTATGGTGTTGCAGGAACAGAATATGCTATTCAATCTACACCAGAAAATCCAGCAATGGCTGTTAGAATTTATGAGTATGAAGAAGATGAAGACAACTGGTGTCCAACAGCATACTCAATTGGAATGCTAATGTCTGACGCACAAAAAATTTCAGAACTTAATGTAGAGGTTCAAGAGCCAGAAGATGACATGGAAGAAAATGACATGGAAGAAGTTTATAAGGCAGAAGGATATACTCCAACTGCTGGCATGAAGTCAGCCGCTGCTCGTGCTATTCGTTGGAAAGAACAGGGCAAGGCTAATGGTGCAGGAACTCCAGTAGGTTGGGGTAGAGCCAGAGATATCGTGGCAGGTCGCTCAATGTCTCTTAGTGTAGTTAAGCGTATGTATTCGTTCTTCTCTCGTCACGAAGTAGACAAAAAGGGTAAAGACTTTAATAATACAAGTAATCCTAGCAACGGTAGAATTATGTGGGATGCGTGGGGCGGTGATTCTGGATATTCTTGGAGTCGTGCTATTGCAACTAGAGAAGCAGATAAGGCTTTGTTTGCTGATTTTGGTAAAGATTACTCAGCACAGGGACAGCCTGTTTCTAAGGCTCTAAGCGTTGGTAGTATGGTTTCTTGGAATTCTTCTGGCGGTACAGCAACAGGTAAGATTGTTAGAATTATTAGAAATGGTAAGTACAATGTTCCTAACTCAGATTTCACAGTAACAGGCACTCCAGAAGCACCTGCTGCAGTTATCAGAGTCTACCGTGATGGCAAGCCAACAGACACATTGGTTGGACACAAACTGGGAACACTTAGGGGTAAGTAATGAGAGAGTTAATTCATTTTAGTGCTACATGGTGCCACCCATGCAAGCAGATGCAGCCAGTGTTAGATAAGTTTCTTAAAGATAATCCTGACATTGTTTATACTAAGTATGATGCTGATGAAAATGTAAGCGTTTTCCAGGAACATGGTGTTAGAGGGGTTCCTGCCTTTATTGGCAAGGTAGATGACAAAGAAATCTTCCACAAGGGAACAGCCACAGAAGCCAGACTTGCTTCATTATTTGCTTGACAAATACCTTTCCCTAATCTATAATTGATATGAGGGAAATATGGCTGAGAGGTCTAAAGCACCACATTGCTAACGTGGCATATCGCAAGGTATCGTAGGTTCGAATCCTACTATTTCCGCCACGCTCCTATAGCACAGCAGGTTAGTGCATTCGACTCATAATCGAACGGTCATTGGTTCAAGTCCAATTGGGAGCACTATTGACAAACAACAACAGATAAGGTAAAATATATATATGAGTAAACCAGATTGGGCTACACGCCTACAACGCACATTTAAACGTAAGTATGATAAGGGCTATGAAGATGGCTATAACAAGGGTTGGGGCGAAGGCTTTGAGACTGGCAGAAAGAAAGCAATCGCAGAACAGCGTAAAGTAATCATTGCTGCTATCGAGAAAGACCTTAAAAACAATGGTCAGCACTACAACCCAGGAATTATTGCTGGAGTTCATTCCGCTATCAGTATGATTAGAAAGATTAGATAATGATTAAATCAGTTAAAGTTGGACCACAAAAGTTTAGTGTCATTGAACGTGACAGTGGCGAAGATGGTATGTTAAATGATGGGGCTTATGGCTATACCCTTGACGGTAAGAACCTAATTGTTCTTGCAACTGGTCTTGGCAATGGTAAGCAACAGGTAACATTGCTACACGAAGTTTTGCATGCTATCCGTATGAACTACGATGGTATGCCTAGACCAAGTAAAGATGATGACTTTGAATCATGGGAACATTATTTTATTGCTATGTATGAAGTTGGATTATTGGCAGTATTAAAAGACAATCCTAAACTAGTAGAATGGCTAACCAATGACATCACAGGTAAATGAAAAGAAACTGTTAGTCTTAGTAATCATATCTAGCATATTGACAATTGGTATTGTTATTGGTATGATTATTAATGCAAGACTAAATCCAGAAAACTGTTGGGACAAGTATCCTAATAACGAAGTTGAAGCAATTCTTAACTGCGAAGGAAAAGAGTAATGGAACACGACCTAGTAGAAGTAGTATTTGGCATTAACCACATCATTGCCGAATTCTTTTGGAATGCTGTATTTGCTATTGCAGTATACGGATTTACAAAGGCTAGAACACTACGCAAGATTCACAAGTATGTGGATAGTAAACACAACATAGAACACGAGGAATATTAAAATGAATTTAGATTCAGAATTTATCAAGGCAGTTGGAATTACATTCGATGAAGCAGAAAAACTGCTTCTTAAAAAGCACAAAGATTATGGACCAAAGAATATTTCTGGTAGTCCAGGAGGAGCATTAAATGGACTTAGAGTACGCATACATGACAAGTTGGCTCGCATTAACCACCTTTATGATTCTGGTGCTACCCCTGAAAATGAAAGTCTTAGGGATTCTTTCATCGATATGGCTAATTATGCAATTATCGCATTACTCGTTTTAGATGACAAATGGGATAAATAAGGTAT